GTGCTCAGCCACGCCACGATAGGGGTGGGTGGGTAAAAGTTATCTATTGGGGTATTCAAACCTTTGAGATATGGTTTTGCATAATAAAATGAATTCATCGTGCGTAAGATTGGATTTAGCCTGATTAGCCACATTTGAAACAAATTGTAAATTGCTTGGATGATTTGTTCCGCCTTTAGAAACAGGAATAATATGGTCTAAATGCGTTGTGCTATCAAATTGTAATTTTGTTCCTGTATATGCACATCGTCCTTTCTGCTTAATCCATATCCAGAATAACTTAGTAGCGTGTTCTTTATGGCTCATTCCTAATCCACCTTTGTGTCTGTATCTAATTGTTGTAGAACGATTACTGAAATAACTTCTCTGTTTAAAATTAGATTTATAATTTTTGAAATACTCTTTGTTTGTGTCTCTCCATTCTTTATTTTTTTCTAATTTTGCTTTCTTGTTCTTATAATAATTATCTTTTGCACGTTTTTTCAGAACTTCCAATAATCTTTCCCTGTTTTTATAATAATAAGCTAAAGATTTGCTTATGTTTTTTATTTTATCTTTTTCCATATTATTGCCCTATTTGGATTTCCGTTTCGACTTCTTATCCTTACTCCTAAATTCCTTCACTTCATCCAGCGTCACAAGTTCAGCCACGTTTAACTGACTGCGAACGAATCTTGCTCGCTTCATAATACCTTCATGACTCATACCATACATCGATGCTATCTGGCGAGAAGGTAACCGGCTCGGCATCTCCAGAGCCCACTTAACAAATTCAATATGCCTACGAATGACGAACGAATCAGTCTGCGTTAGTGCCTGCATGAATGCTCGCAATGAATTCAGCACGTGCTCCCTGCTGATGAATTCTTCTGTTTCAATTCTTTCGGTAGTGTCAGTAGTTCCCCAAGCCTTGTGGTTCTCCTTCACTTCAAAGACGTGCTTAGGCTGCCACATTTCCCTGTAAGGTAAAACACCGTGATCGCGTAACTTATCTTGCTCCTTCCTGCTCAGAGAGAAAAACCACTTATCAAACCGCCGAGCGTCTGCTTTAGGAGCTTGCACGTCATAGCACGATTTCCTCTGCACGTATTGTTATTAACATTCAATACAAGGAAAAGCAAGTAGCCTTAAAACCGAGGTAATTCCTTCACGATTACCACGTATCCCTCTTGTTCCCAATCGAAACGAATGATACCCTTAGTCTTCATCAGTGCTATCAGACTGCTGTATTTCTTTTGTTTCTCTGCTCTGGTTTTATAATCAGGAATAGTTTTAAGTAATGCTAAGAGCTCAGAGTAACTAATGGGCTTCTTGATATTCATCTCTGCCCAATTCCTGAGTTTATCGATGAACACTCTTCGGTTCTTTTGATTATTGATGCTACCCCTAAGAGCCATTCTCTTCATCTGATCGGGGTGATTCTTCCAGAGAGTCCTGCGGACATTGGATAGGTAGTATTTCTGCTTTAGGTTCATAAATGTTCTTTTGTTATTTTTTTATTATTATGAGAAACGCCCAGCGAGCGTATAGCGAGCATAGGGCAGTTTCCCTATACTAGTTATAGGAAGGCTTCTATGTAACACTTCTATGTAACACTTCTGTTTAAGACTTCTGTTTAAGACTTCTGAACGTATAAATTGCATAAATGCCATATAATTCGTGGTTTTTGGGTTTTATCGTCCTCGGAAGTTTTTGGCTGCGGTTTCCTTGTCGCGTAAGTCGTCCGGCGGGAGGGAATATTCCCACTTCACTGTGTTCTGTTCTCGGCTGTGGCGGACGTAGATTTCGTGACTGAAGTCGCCATCGATGTTCTTCATCCCTGCTCGGTTACGGCGTTTAGTTAAAGAGAATTTGAATATCGGTTCTGAACCCTGTGCTCGCTGGAGGACCCCGACTTCTCGCACGTAGTTCACGAGTTCCGATGCTCCAGCACCAGAGTAGGCTAAATCAGTGTCTGTTTGCCCTTCGCGGTCTTTTGATGACCTTGGCTTGGTAGTGTGGTGCACTGCGATTAGAACCGCCCCTGTTTCCTCGAGCACTCGTGCGACGCCATGCCGTAGGAATTCCGTCATTTGCTTCTGGTCGGAAACTTCGATGCCAGCAAAGGATAGCAATGGATCAACAACGAACACATCAGCCCGGTGCAGGACGATGAGCTCCTTCATTCGTTTAAGAAATTCCTGTCCTACGGAGGCAGTGTCTCGGAAGATTCGTAGGTTCTCGAATAGCAATTCATTTTCGGTCTGGCTGAGTTGCATGCCCTTGAGGATGTCCTGAAATGGCTCAGCAATGTCGCCGAGGTCGTTCTCTGCTTGAAGGATTACTACGCGTAAGGGTCTTCCTGCCTTGATGCCAAAGAAACCTTTTTGGTATTGTGTGCAAAGCGTGATCACAAATTGCATAGTGAATGACGACTTGCCTACACCGGATTGCGAAACGAGAAGCAATGAGCCACCCTTGCACAGCCAGCGGTATTTGCCAATTACTGCATCTTCGTCGTTAGTTCGGTCAAAACTGCTGAGAGCATCAAGTTGCATCTCTTGGAGTCCTGTTTTCGTCTCCCTGCTGAAAGACTTAAACGTTCCCTCGGCATAATCGAGGAGAGCATCTGGGTTGGATTCTGGTTGGGTTGTGTAGTCGAGGAGCTTCTTAGCGTGCAGTTGAATCTGGCGGAGTTTAGCAGTGCGTTTGATTTCCTGAGCCCAGAATTTGTTCAGAGCAGTGAATCCTACGTTCGTCGTGCACTCGTTGATGTAAGTGGTGTAATTAAGTCCCTTCGATAAAAGCACTGAGCCGATGCTGATTTCGTTAATTTCGATGAGGTCCTGCTTACAAAGAATCGCTGCTTGAGCGATATCCTGATGGCGTGGTTCAAAGAAGTCCTGAGCCTTGAGTCCGATTTCGTTGAGGTCGAGGTTGTCCCTAATGACAACGCCGAGCAGGTATTGCTCAGATTCGATTGAGCAAGGAATAGAATTCATTGTCTAATTATTTAGAATTAGATTTCTTAGATTTCTTAGAATTAAATTTCTTAAAATTCTGCTTCTGCTTTTCCTCGCCGAGAAATTTATAGTGAGCAATCGGAAGCACTCTGCCGTCGCCTATGGTTATTCTAAAATCTCTGCGTTCGATGATGCCAGCCTGTATTCCTATCTTTAGAATCTTATCTGGCTTTCCTCTGCCGTTCCATCGTTCAGACCATTGTTTCGATGTATAATATCCCTCTGGCACTTTCTCTGCTTTTTTGTGAATCTCAGCGAGCATTATCGCTAAGTAAGCAGGGTCGTTGATTTGCTGTTTTTTCATTGTGGGAATTTTGTTGGGTTTTGTTTTGTTTTGTGGATTTGTGGATTTGTGGATTTGTGGATTTCTTCCGTGAGTTACTTCGGCGGAGTCCAGATTGTCAAGTCCGACTGCCAGATCCATCGACCGCCGACCTTGTGCACCAAAAACACCTTCCAATCATCGCCGTCAATCCATCCAGCCGCGAATCCGCTACCCCATCGAGAGGTTGCGAGTCTGTGCGATGCGTAATCCATATTTTCCTTCTGGCATAAGCACCCAGCTGAAAACGCAACCCCGCCCTCGTGCTTCGTTAAGTTAATCTGAGCGAGGTTGTGCGTATGTCCGTGAATCAATGCACCGCCTCTGTCTGCGTAGTGCCTGCCTTGCTCTGTCGTGGCGTTGTTGCCGTGAGCGTATCCATGAATGAACGCAACCGGTCCGAGACGATACACACCTTTCTCGGCGTGATAAGGCAAAATAGTTTTAGCACCAGCCTTACGTGCACCGCGAATGATGCCGTCTTTAACATCCTGACAATAGTCACGCACAATAGCACTGCCTGATGTCGAAATAAGAGAATCGAGTCGTGCCTCGTGGTTGCCGAATAGATAAACGTCAGGTCGGTATTTGTTCAGAAAATCCAGCCCAGCGTCGATATCTGCCTTAAGGCTCTCTGCTGATTCAGCGTCGTTGCCTACACCGCGTCTCAGACTTCGGAAGTCAAAGCAATCACCGAGGGCAATTCTTACGTCAGGCTTGTAGTCCTTGCAAAACGCAAAGAGAGCTCCAAGTGCCTCAGGGTCTGCCATATCGCCATGGTTATCTCCGGCGGCTACAAAGCGAATTGGCTTTTTAGTTTTTACGTTATTTGACTGTTTTTGTGGTTTTGTTTGTTTTGTTTTCATAGGGAAATTGGAATTGGTTACTCAGGCTTAGGCACAAGATAGATGCCCATTTGACGACAGATAGCGTCTCGCATATTCATTGATTCTTCGATGTCAGGAGAGAGTTTTTTGACTATCTTAACGCCTCGTCGATGAATCCTGAAATAGTAGTTTCGATAAGTAGGAATTCTGATCAGGTAAGCCATCGGGTTATATTTCAATTCTCTAAGAGGTTTGTCTTTATCTCCGCATTTCGTCCCTGCTGGGCAAGAAGCTAACCACTTCGCTCGCTCTGCACTAATGCCGACAGATTCAGCCCATTGGATTTGTTCGTGGTTGAGTTCAGTTCCGTTCGGAAAAGGAATAACTACGCTAAAGTTAATTGAATCCATTTTTTTATAGCATCCAAATTACAGCATCCACTGCTTAGCGAGCATTCTGCCCTCAGCGAGAATCTTGTTTCTGCAATTTTCAGCGAAGTAATACTCTTGGTCGAAGTTAATTAAACCCCTAATCTCACTGATGCTGTTTAGTTCAGTTGCGTTCGCTGCTTTCTGTCCTGTCGTTTCTACATACACCGTTTTAATCTTCCAGCCCATAGGAATAAGGAATTGCTGGCACGTTGTGAGTTCATTGAGATATCTCCAATCTGTGCAAATGACAGTCTCGTGCGGAATTCCGTCGTCGTCGTAGCTGTGCAGGACTTGATCGGCGAGTTCTCGAGCAAATACTCCAGCGTCGATGCTCCGAGCGAATTCACCGAGCGTCACGAGAATGTCCCTGTTAGCGGTCTTAAATTGCTCATCGTGAAAGTCGCCTTTCAGTCCGAGGCAATCCAGCCAGAGATTCCCGGAGTCTTTTAATGCTTCTGCGAAGTTAATCTTGCAGGAGTTCTTTTCTGACCACTCAAGGATGCCGTCCCCGAGTGTATCCTTACCAGCCCTAGCGTAGCCGGAGATTAGCACCAGCGTTCGCTGCGGGATGATGTGCCAGAAGTTCTGTATTCCGTCTTCCATTTTGGAAGTTATTTAGAATTATAGGAATTAGAAAGGCAGGGCTTCAGGTGGGGTTGTTTCGGTAGTGCTATTGGTTGTAGTGCTATCGACAGAATTAACCTCAACAGCATCAATCTTAAGAAACTTGTATTTATAATATATCTTTCCGTTCCATTCGTTCGCGCTGACTTCAAGACTGATATCCGCCCACTTGTTCACTGCTGGCTGGATGTATTCAAAAAGAGATTTAGCGTCACTGCCCTCCTTAAGAGGTTGCTTGTAAGTCTTTGTGAGTTTGCCGACGAGCGTAGCAAGAGCCATGGGATATTTTGTTTGGTATTTCTTGCTCAGGCACAATCCGCTCTCTCCGAGGAAAAACAACTTCACGAAAGCGTCTTCTTCAGTCTGCGTGATTTTCTCGATTTTAGGGTTGCATAAACGCAAACGATAAGTGCCAGACTCAGTGATCGTGCACAGAGCAGGGCGGTCTTGGTTGGCTGAGGTGGTGTTGGTGTTTTGATTGTTGGAGTTCATAATAATATAGTGTTAGTTAGGCGAAATTGATAATTCCAGATTTCTGAGGAATGTCCAGCATTTGTATTTCGGTTGAATAGCCGTTCCAGCAGTTCGTTTCGGTGCACTCCTTGTAAAGCATCGTCGCTCGCTCAAAATCCAGAAAAGCCCTCTGCATAATCTCGTTACCGAGCTCATAGAAGCACACCGCATGAGGTGGTTCTTTCTCGACCACAATGAATACAAAGCGGTTCAAATTGGCAATCTGGCGATACATCAGACTCTGGAGGTTATAGCGGTATTGTTGCACAGTTCTGAGGAAAGCACCCGGACTCGCGTCATCGGTGGTTTTGATGTCGTAAATCACTCCCTGAGCAATAGCGTCGATGCTGCATTTAAGCGGAACGCCGTTGTAGGTGTTCGTCACGACTTGCTCAGTGCAGTCAAATACGATTCCTTTTTGCTCTAATGCTATTTTGATGCTGTCGGACACATTAAGCACAAAGTCGTATTCTGCGTTATCCACAGCGATTTCGTCAGGACTTAAGTTATTCATAATCTCCCAATACATCTCCTTGCCCTCCTTGGTTCGACGGTCGACTTCAGGAAGGGGAACGTAGCGACTGAACACATCTGGCTGGAGAATAGCCTCGTGCGTCATTCTGCCGAGTCTGAGTGCCTTTGAGTCCTGAGATGGCTTCTTGAGCCAAGTCTGGTAG